GTAGAAGAATCTCGTGGTCACAAAGTGTTAGCAACATTCTTTAAGAATCGTGAAGTAGCACAAAGAGCATTTAACAAACCACAAGAAAAGAAACCAGAAACAAAAGAAACGAATGGTCATAACAAACAACCAGTTCATGAGCAACTTTATAAACAAGGTCGTTTTGTGTCTGGTGCAGGTAAAAAGCCATTCAAAGCTCCAGCGATTGTTAAAGCTGCAGTAAACGAATCTCGTAAGGCAGAGATTGTAAAGAACATTATGAAGAAGAAAAAGTCTGATAAGTTTGAACCGGAACCAGAGTTAAGTAATACTCAATCCAAATCAGACCAGACTGTATAATTATTTGGTTGCGTTATAAATACATTATATAATTAAGAAAAAAACTAGGAGATATTAAAATGGCTTTATGGTCAAATACAGATGCAAACACAAGCGTACCAAAGTTTGCACCTTCATTAGTTAATTTAACTAATACACAGGCAAATAGCAACTTAATGTATGCAAATACAACAGCTGATGCTTTCATCACAGGTGAAACTATCGGTGTATTTGGTGTTGATGCAACAGAACAAAGTGTTGCAGCTAATCCAAAAGGCGGTCACGCTGGTTGGGTTCTATTAACAACAGGTTCAGGTGGTCGTGCAGGTCGTAAACATGTAGAAACTTTAGTTGCTATGGGTTCTATGACAGGTGACGGCGGTGCTATTGCTAATGACGATGTAACTTTCGCAGATAGTTAATAGTGGACTTTACGCAGACGATTATAGCTCAAGGGCCTGATGTGCCTATTTCAATCACAGATGAAAAAATCCGTGAGGGTATTAATCGTCATTTAGATAATGAATTGGATGATACGATTCTTTCTCCAGAATCTGGTATTCAGAAAATCCGTAAGGTGTTGACCCGCTTTGGTGTGGATATGCCAGCGCTTTACGGAACTGATCCAGAAGGAGATGAAATTGTTATTGATTTAGAAGAAACTGATGGTAAGTATTATTTGTATTTAATTTATGCTCTCACCGATGATAATCGTTATGAATTCTATGCTGAAATTGTAGATGAAGAAGGTTTAGAAGAAATAGAATCGGATGAGGAGGAAGACGAAGAAGAAGAATAATGGTCTTTGATGACTTAAATAATGATAATGTGACGATATATGCAGTAAAAGCATATGACAGACCAAACTGTATTATGAGTGAGTTCAAAGATGATATGAAGCGATTCAATTATCTTAAACGCTTATTCAAAAGGTACCGTAAACTTGATGAATTGAGAGAGCGTTTAGTTCTAAATCATTTAGTGGTTCTTTATAATGTATTTGGTCCCGAAGCAGCAACTCGCTTGCTATTTTACAAAATGTCAAAAGACGATTATTCAGCTCTTAAAACATATTTGGTGTTTTTAAGTGTTATGCCTGACCGTGTCCGTGGTATTAAAGGTCAAGATATAATTTCTTCTGATATTCCAGTTGATTTGAAAATTGCAGACATGTTAAGAGATATTAAATGATAATCAACTCAGGAATTACAATTAATTCAGGTGTCAGTATTATTCCTGAAACCATCACATATACTGCGGGTTTGTATAAAACCACATATGCGGGATATTTTAATGATGTTGTTAGTTTTTTTGCAACAGCTACACCAACAACTTATGGTGCTAACCCAGCAACATCAGTTCAAACGACAACAATATCAGAACCAAGTAGTAATGATGGGAGTAATTTTAGTGTTCAATGGTTAGGTTATTTTTTACCAAGCACGACAGAAACTTATACATTTTTTACATCAAGTGATGATGCTTCTTATGTATGGGTTGGTTCAAATGCAATAACAGGATTCACAACTGGAAACGCAACAGTAAATAATGGTGGATTACACGGACAATTAGAAAAAAGCGGAACTGCTTCTCTTACAGCTGGTGTATATTATCCAATAAGAATACAGTTTGGTGAAAGTGGTGGTGGCGATGTAATGACATTTAATTATTCCACACCAACGATAACTAAAACAACCAATGTTACAGGTAGAGTGTTTTACAATACAGCGACAAACGGATTTTAATATATGGCAAACGAATTAAAAAAAGAATGTGGTGCAGGTTACTATTGGTGTAATACTGACCAAAAATGCAAACCTATGCAAGAAGATGCACCGGCTAATGCTGTTGGCACAGGCGCAGTTGCTGGTATAGGTGTTGGTTCACAAGGTGAGCCTGGTGTCAATAAGAAAAAAGGATTAACTCCGTTTATAGCGTTTATTCGCAGAAAGAAACCTCAATAATATGTGGATGTTGTCATTTATACCCGATTCTTGGATTCAATTAGCCGTTCATATCATATTTGGACTTGGTGTAGCGGGTCTTGTATTAACATGGCTAATTCAAAATATATTCAATCACTTTACTTGAAGGTGGTATTGGAGTAGAATCAGAATGGCGTGCTCGTGTAGCACAATTAGAAGCTAAAATTAAAGTAGCAGAACAACAATCAAAGGATGCAAATGATAAGCTCAAAAATCAAGTCGCTTCAAAAGTTAAAATTATTAAAATCAATTCTGCAAGCAATAAAGAATCTATTACTCAAAATAAAGAAGTAATTGATGCTGAATGTAGTTTGAATGATAAAGCAATTGTTATCTATAACAACGCAGTTAAGAATGGTGCCAAATGAAAAAATTAATATTGATTAGTTTATTACTAACTGGATGTGCAACAAGTGTGCCTGTAAAGATGTCTTTTCCACAAGCACCTGAGCCATTATTAGAACCATCTAAAGAATTAACACCATTAGACCCAAGTAAAAAGAAATTGTCTGATTTATTAGATAATGCAAATACAAACTATACAGAATACCATGAATTACAAGAAAAACACAAGGCTTGGATTGAGTGGTATAATACTCAACGCAAAATATTTGAAGGTGTGAAATGAAAAAACTAATACTTATAGCGTCTATGTTTTTATTTAGGTGCAGCTAAATGTGGCACACCAGAAGTAAAAGATACTGTAAATAAAATTTATTACAAGGCTGTAGAGTTAAGAAATTATAGCCAGTCAATACCAAAGAATGGAGAAACAATTAAGATGTCTTCAGAGTTGGCGGAAATAGTAAAAGGTTTAAGCGAAAGATATAACGGAACTGAACCTGTAAGTTTACCATATTGCACAACTAAATTTGGTCTGATAGAAAAGAATGCTGTAACAATCCAAAATGTAGTGGGAGCTAAACCAAGATGAACGATTTATTAAACGAATTATTAGGTTCAGATAATGCGGCTGTGGTAGATTTTGCCAAAGAAGCCAATGACTTCAAAAATATGTTTGAAGCAAAACAAATTAATGCTAGTGAATATAAAGAATTACTCCGTGATTTAGAGCATAGTAAGGCCATCGCAGCTGCGGCTGGCGATTTAGAAACGAAAACTAAATTAAATGAACTCGTTGAAAATTTAATCAATGTAGCTTCATTAGTTGCTTAAGGAGATACTATGGCAGAGGTTAAAAGAGGTGTAAGTGATAACGCTTACCAACATTTACAAGAAGCTGATACTAACGGTGATGGTTATGTAAGTAGCCAAGAATTAGCTATGTACCTAGAATTCAAGCGTAAAGAACTTGAAGACCAAGACGCACAACGAGATGCTATGCGTAAGATGACATGGTTTGCTTTGTGGGGTATGTTACTATATCCAGTCACCATTGTTATTGCTTCATGGCTTGATGTTGATGACGCAGCCACTATTATTGGTAATATTGCACCTACATACTTTGTTGCCATTTCAGCTTTAGTTGCGGCTTTCTTTGGTGCTAATGCTTACTCATCATCAAAAAAGTCTGAAACGCCAAATTTCGTTCAACCACCAATGCCAGCACGACCAAAACCAGCCGCTAAGGTAGAAGAAGAATATGTTGCCTGATGAACAAGAAGTTCAGGACTTAAAACTAGGCATCGGTTTGCTTAAGAAAGATGTAGAGCAAACCGATGAACTTTGCCACAAATTATCTGATTCTTTGAGTAAGCTCCAAGAAATCAATGTTAATCTCATGCAAATGATTACCTTGCATGAACAGAGGCATGAACAACACGAAAAGTCGGAACACGAATTGAAAGAGGATATTAAAGAATTACATTCTCGTATCACTACTATCAACCGTGAAATCCACGAGCGTATTGACCAAGTGGAAAAACACATTACCGATAGGCTAGATGCTATTCGTTCCGATTTAGCAAGACACAAACAACAAGACAAAAAAACAATCATCAACGAATTAAGTGAAGTTGAAAAATGGAAATGGATGATTCTTGGTGGAGTTTTAGTTGGCGGTTTCATTTTAGGTAAAATTGATATAACTACCTTACTTTCTCATATAAACTAATTGACATTTTGCTAAGGTTGTGTTATAGTATGATTCTATGTCAGTTATTATTGATTCAAAATATCTAAAGTTAATTTCTTACCGTTTAAGAAACTTTAAGCAAAAGAATAACTATCTTTGGAACTTCTCATGCCCATTCTGTGGTGATTCTAAAAAGAAAATCACCAAAGCTCGTGGATATGTTTTCCAAAAAGGCAATAACCTTATCTTTGGTTGCCATAATTGTGGGCATGGCACCAATATTGCCAACCTACTTAATCAAGTTGACCCATCACTTCAAAAAGAATATATTATGGAAAGATATAAATCTGGTGAGATGAAATCTTCCAATTATAAAGAGCCACGATTTGATGTGCCTACACCAAGGTTTGATAAACTAGAGAAACAAAAAGTATTTGACCATGCAGAATTTTGTGATAAACTCCCACAAGGCCATTTCTGTTTAACATATTTACAGAAACGAAAGATACCTGCTCAACATTATGGCCGTTTATTATTTACTTCTCACTATAAACAATTCATAGATGCTTTAATTCCTAATCACGGTCACCAATTAGTTGATGATGCTCGTTTAGTTATACCTTACTATGATGAATATAATAATCTGATTGCGGTGTCAGGCCGTGCATTGGAGAATAGTGATAAAACATTAAGATACATAACATTAAGAACCAATGATTCTGATAACAAATTGGTCTATGGTATGGATCGTGTGGACTTATCAAAGCCAGTTAAGATTGTAGAAGGCCCGATTGATAGTTTGTTTTTAGATAATTGTGTGGCATCTGGTGATGCTAACTTAACAATTGTCGCTAAAAGCATCAATGCACCCAAGAAGATGCTTATATTTGATAATGAACCTCGTAATAAAGAAATCGTGAAAATGATGCAGGATGCAAAATTACCTTGGATGAGATAGAAAATATTATAAGTAGAAGCACCTTCTCTGGTTTAGAAGCGCAAACAAACTTTGTATTTTGGAAGAAAATATAGCATACACAACCTGACACACTTTTGCGTTTAACATTTCAGTAATTTTTTAATAATTTGGAGTATTTGGATGACTAATATCGTTCACGGTATAAAGATAGACTATTCTCGTGATTCTCTCTTTGATGAACTTGGATTGAAAAGACTTAAAGAATCATACATGCGTGAAGATGAGGAATCCCCACAGGAGAGATTTGCATATGTATCAAAAACTTTTGGAAGTAATGAAGAACATTCACAACGGCTTTATGATTACGCTAGTAGGCATTGGCTTTCTTATTCTACTCCTATCCTTTCTTTCGGTCGTAGCAAGCGTGGTCTTCCTATTTCTTGTTTCTTACCTTATTTGGATGATTCAGCAGAAGGTCTCGTTGAAACGCTGTCAGAAGTAAATTGGTTGTCAATGTTAGGAGGTGGAGTTGGAATTGGTGTTGGTATTCGTTCTACTGATGATAAGTCTGTTGGTGTCATGCCTCATCTCCGCACTTATGATGCTTCTTCTTTGGCTTATCGTCAAGGTCGCACTCGTAGGGGTTCTTATGCTGCTTACTTGGATATTTCTCATCCTGATATTATGATGTTCCTTGAAATGAGGAAACCAACGGGCGACCAAAATATGCGTTGCTTAAACCTCCATCACGGAATTAATATCACAGACGATTTCATGCACATTATTGAAAAGTGTATGATTGACCCAAATGCAAATGACGATTGGGAATTAAAAGACCCACACAATGGCGAAGTAAGAGAAGTTGTGTCAGCAAAACATCTATGGCAAGCTATACTTGAAATGCGTATGCAAACAGGTGAACCATATATTCACTATGTTGATACATCAAATCGTAATCTTCCACCATGGCAACAAGCACTCGGTCTTAAAGTAAGACAAAGCAATCTTTGCTCTGAAATTATTTTACCAACAGATGGTGAAAGAACAGCTGTGTGTTGTTTATCATCATTGAACCTAGAATACTATGATGATTGGAAAGAAGATAAACTATTCTTAAAAGATGTGGCTGAAATGCTTGATAATGTGCTACAACATTTTATTGATAACGCACCAAAACAAATTAAGAGAGCTAAGTATTCTGCTATGCGTGAGCGTAGTAGGTACGGGTAACCGTTTTAGCCATCTTATGGCTATTGCTCCTAACGCTAGTAGCAGTATCATTATGGGAAACACCAGCCCAAGTATAGAACCTTATCGTGCTAATGCTTATCGTCAAGATACATTAAGTGGCGCTTTCTTAAATAAGAATCGTTATTTGGATGCAATCATTAAAAAGAAATGTGAAGAAGACACTAAATTAGATTACAATGAAGTTTGGTCATCTATTATTGCGAATGATGGTTCAGTTCAACATCTGGACATTTTAGATGAATGGGCCAAAGATGTATTCAAAACATCTATGGAAATTGACCAAAGATGGATTATTCAACATGCAGCTGACCGCCAAGAGTATATTGACCAAGCACAATCACTCAACCTATTCTTTAGACCAGATGTAAATGTAAAATATCTCCATGCGATTCATTTTATGGCATGGAAAACTGGTCTTAAAACTTTATACTACTGCCGTTCTGAAAAGATTGGTAAGGCTGATAAAGTGGCTAAGAAGATTGAAAGACAAGTAATGCAAGAGATAGACTTAAAACAATTAGCAACAGAAGAATCTGTTTGCGTAGCATGCGAAGGATAGAAATGACCAAGAAATACGATTATAGAATCACAGACGAAAGAACCAGTTTCAAACCATTTTTTTATCCTTGGGCATATGATGCTTGGTTGAAACACGAACAAAGTCATTGGCTTCATACTGAAGTTCCTATGGCTGAAGATGTGAAAGATTGGAAGAATAAACTCACAGCACCACAAAAACAATTCTTAACACATATCTTCCGTTTCTTCACACAAGGTGATGTGGATGTGGCAGGTGGTTATGTAAAGAATTATTTACCATACTTTCCACAACCGGAAGTAAGAATGATGTTATTAGGATTTGCAGCTCGTGAAGCACTTCATGTTGCAGCTTATTCTCATCTCATTGAAACATTAGGATTACCAGATACAACCTATAATCAATTTTTAGATTATCAACAAATGAAGGATAAACACGATTATGTTACGGACATCAGCTCGAAAAATGGTGACCTTGCGTCAACTGCAAAACACATCGCCGTCTTCTCTGCTTTTACGGAGGGCATGCAGCTTTTTAGTAGCTTTATTATGCTTCTTAATTTTCCTCGCCATGGTATGATGAAAGGTATGGGTCAGATTGTGACCTGGTCAATCGTAGATGAAACTCAACATTGTGAATCTATGATTAAATTATTCAGAACCTACATAGAAGAAAACAAAGAAATCTGGAACGATGAATTAAAAGGCCAAATTTATACCATCGCAGAAAAGATGGTTGAATTGGAAGATAGATTCGTTGATTTAGCTTTTGAAATGGGCGATATGCCTAATTTAACTGCAGCTGATGTGAAACAATATATTCGTTATATTTGTGACAGACGCCTCATTTCACTTGGTATGAAAGGTGTATTCAAAGTGAAAAAGAATCCATTACCGTGGGTTGAAGAAATGATTAACGCACCGACACATACAAACTTCTTTGAGAATCGTGCTACTGATTATGCTAAAGGTGCATTAAGTGGTAATTGGGAGAATGTTTGGGGTGCAGCTGCATAACAAGGAAAATTATGAAGAAAAACAGCTGTATATGTATTAGAACATCTTACTAAAGAATCAATTACAGGCCCAGCAAAACGCAAAGACGATTTTCGTCCTGATCCTGAAGTTCCTGTTCAACATCAAAGTCAATTAGCTGATTATGCTGGTAAACCATATGACCGTGGTCATTTAAGTCCTGGTGCTGACAATACACAAAATGATGAGATTATGTCTGAATCATTCTTCTTGTCTAACATGATTCCACAGGTACCAAACAACAATCGTGGTATCTGGAAACAATTAGAAGCCAAGGTGCGTGATTATGTATTGAAAAACAATGATGTTTATGTAGTATCTGGACCAATCTATGAGAGAGGTTATGCGGTCATTGGTAACAATGTTGGTATTCCTACGAAAGTGTATAAAGTGATTGTTGATGTAAAGAATCAAAAATCAGCAGCCTACATATTTCCAAATACAGCCTTACCTGTTGCAGATTTAGAAAAATATAAATTATCCATAACAGAGGCTGAAAAGGTTATTAATATCAATTTCAACCCAAAACTTAACAATTCATTAGAGAGTAAAAACAATTGGTAACAATAGAACAAGGCGCCGTTGATAAAATTAAAAGTTTATTAGCTGAAGAAGACAATCAAGACCTTAAATTAAGGTTATTTGTTTCTGGTGGCGGTTGCTCTGGTTTTCAATACGGTTTTACTTTTGATGAATCTCAAAATGAAGATGATTTTGTAGTAGAAAAAGATGGTGTCACTTTACTTGTAGATGCTAATGGTGCTACAATAGATTATAGTAAAACATTAATGGCTGAACAATTTGAAATTAAGAACCCAAATGCTACAAGTAAATGTGGTTGTGGTTCATCATTTTCAGCATAGGAGAACTTTATGGCATACTCTGATAAAGTATTAGACCATTATGAAAACCCAAGAAATGTTGGGTCTTTTCCTAAAGACGAACCAGATGTTGGCACAGGAATGGTTGGTGCGCCGGCCTGTGGTGATGTAATGAAATTACAAATCAAAGTAGAAGATGGTATCATTACGGACGCTAAATTTAAGACCTATGGTTGTGGTTCAGCCATAGCTTCATCAAGTTTAGTGACAGAGATACTCAAAGGTAAAACACTACAAGAAGCTTCTACTATCAAAAATTCAGCCATCGCTGAAGAACTCGCACTACCACCAGTGAAGATACATTGTTCAGTCCTTGCTGAAGATGCTATCAAAGCTGCAATCAAAGATTACGAACTTAAATGTTCGTGTAAATAATTCAACAGGATAACCTATGGCAAACAAACATCACTCGTGTGAATGTGGGTCTAAATATGTAATACAGTATGACAAAGAGATATGCGAAACCGATCCTCTCTACTGTCCATTCTGTGGTGAATACATGATAGACGAAATAGATGAAATTAAAAAATCATTCAACGAGGAAGATGGTTACGAAGATTGAAATGGACATATAATCATAAAGAGTTTACGGGTGAAGAAATTGGTGAGTATTTTGGTATGGTGTATCTTATCACCAATACAAGAACAGGCCGTAAATATGTGGGTAAGAAGTTTTTTACTAAAGCTGCAAGACGCCAAGTAAAAGGTAAATCAAAAAAAGTCAGAGTTGCTTCCGATTGGGAAAAATACTTCGGTTCTAATAAAGTTATACAAGAAGAAGTAAAGGCACTTGGAGAAGATGTGTTTAAGAGAGAGATACTTCACCTCTGTAAATCACGCTCAGAGTGTGCGTATTGGGAGACCTGGGAGATATTTAATCGGGACGCTTTGAGAACTGACGATTACTATAATGATTGGGTTTCATGTCGGATTAGGAAAGCTCATTTATTATCAAACCGGACACCAGCTATGTATAAAGCAAAAATGCGCCGGCCGACACACTTCCGCTAAATAAATCCAATTATTGCCCAAATATGCAAAAAGATTTAGAAGCCGACATTATTAGACACCTTCGGTCATGGCATCCAGTTATTCGTGACTATTGGTGGATTAAGTTTTCTAATTATAAAGGAAACATACTGATATTTCACATTGACAGGACAAGTGATGACCCGTTACTATGCAGATGAAGATTTAGCCTGTCAATTCATCAATTGGGTGCTCAATCAAGACCCAACTAAATTGATAAAACATCAGGATTAGACATTCTGAATAGATAAATACAGTATAAATGTAATTCATCAATCATTGTTTAGAGAGATTCTATGGCAATCAGTCAAATAACAGCTGCCTCAATCGCAGACGGAACAGTAGTTGCAGCCGATATTGCAGCTAACGCAGTCACCACAGTCAAAATAGCAGATTCAGCAGTTACCGCAGCTAAATTAGCGCCAGGTGCCGCTTTATCAAACGGTCAACTATCAATCGTATCATCAAGTTTAGGTGTTGTTCCAGATTCACCAGCATCAGCAACACCATACAAGATTTTAGGTCAGATTGTTGGTGTAGCCAATACAGATTCTAATGTGTATGTGGTTCCTGCTTCAACCAATACAGTAGTGAATTTAATTACTGTTTGTAATGGTACACAAAACAATATTCTTATTGATTTAGTAGCAAGACCTTCAAGTGAAGCATTAGCCACTAAACATTTTGTTCTTAAATCACTCAACATACCTGCAGCTGATACATTAGTATTGGATACAGGTGTAACATTACCAACATCAGCAATTCTTTCAGCAAATGTAACAGGTGCCAATGCAACCTCTTCAGCTGCAGGTGTTGCTATTCACGCATATGGAGTTGAAATCAAATAATGGCTAACGCACTTAAAATTTTAGGACAATTAAATCCTACTGCAAATACTCAAGGTAATGTGTATGTGGTTCCAGCTTCAACAGCAGCAATTATTAATAACATTACTGTAGCAAATCAAACAGCAGCTAATGTATCCTATTCAATCATTGTGATGCCTTCTGGTGGTTTTTCAGCAACGGCAGCTAACACATACTTTGTGGTTCGTGGCGGTGTCGTACCTGCCTCTGATACTGCATTGTTAAGTTTAGGTCTCACATTACCATCTGGTGCAATCTTAGCTGCCAATTCAAATTCAGGTTCAGTTTCAATATCAGCATTTGGTGTAGAGATTAGCTAATGGCTGAAATTAAGTATTTTAGTTCCGATAATAACGGGTCATTTGTTCGGCCGTTAAATTATAGTTTCCCAGCAGGATTAACCAGATTTTCAAATTCTGCTAATTATCTTGTTGCAGCTGGCGGTGGCGGCGGTGCTCAAAACGCATCGGGCGGTGGAGGTGCTGGTGGATTATTAATTTCTAGTGCAACCTTACAATTAGGAACTACTTATACTATTACTGTTGGAGCGGGAGGAGCTGCATCCGTTACACTAGCTGAAGGTGATAATGGTTCTAATTCTTCCATATCTGGCACAGATTTAGTTACTATTACTGCTATAGGTGGCGGCGGAGCAGGTTCATTAGGTTATCCACCTGGCGGATGGGTTACTCCAAATGGAAGAGCTGGCGGTTCGGGCGGTGGCGGAGGTTCAGGATATGGTGGGTATAATGGCGGAACTGGAGGAGCAGGAACGGGCGGCCAAGGTAATAATGGAGGAACATCACCATTTAACGGAAGTGGATCAGTATCATCATTAGGTGGTTCAGGTGGTGGTGGTGCTGGAGCTGTTGGAAGTAACGGGTCAAGTGGAGTTGGTGGTGCCGGTGGTGCTGGTGCATCCTCTTCAATTTCAGGATCCTCTGTAACATATGCTGGTGGCGGTGGCGGAGCTAGTGGAGGAACAGGAGTTGCTGGCGCCGGAGGTTCTGGTGGTGGTGGTGCAGGTTCTGTATCAACTACTGCAACGGCTGGTACAGCTAACACGGGTGGCGGTGGCGGTGGCGGTGGTAACGGAGGAAGTCCAGCGGCTGGAGGTTCAGGTGTAGTTATTATCTCATATGCTGGATCACAACAATTTACAGGTGGAACCGTAACATCATCAGGCGGTAACACTATACATACATTTACAGGATCTGGTTCGTTAATACCAATAGGACCTGGTTTTTCTATCAATTAAATAAAAGAAAAAATTCATTGAGATATTCTTAAATGGGAATCAAATACGCAGTTTCTAATCCAACAAACACTTTCGTAAGACCTAGCGGATATTCTTTTCCTACAGGATTAAGTGCAATTTTATCATCCAACACATCAACAGATTATCTTGTTGTAGCTGGTGGTGGAGCAGGTGGTGGTGGTTGGACTGGCGGCGGTGGCGGTGCTGGCGGTTATCTAACAGGAACAACACCACTAAGCGTTTCAACAGCATATACTGTGACTGTTGGTGGAGGAGGAAGTGGACCAGGAGGCAATGGTTCTAATTCATCAATAAGTGGTACGGGATTATCTACTATTACATCTATTGGCGGTGGTGGTGGTATAACAGATAATTCAGGATCAAATGGAAATAACGGCGGATCTGGAGGTGGTGGCGGATATAATTCTGGTGCAGGCGGAACAGCTGTTTCGGGTCAAGGTAATAATGGTGGCACTGGTTCTGGATGGGATGGAGGAGCTCAAACAGTAACAGGCGGAGGCGGTGGTGGCGCTGGAGCTGCAGGTACAAATGGCGTATTTAGTAATGCTGGTGATGGTGGTGTAGGTTTAGCATCTTCTATTTCAGGTACTTCTACATACTACGCTGGAGGCGGAGGCGGCGGTGGAGCTGCTGGAACTCCAAATTCATCTCCTGGTGGTTTAGGTGGCGGCGGAGCAGGTGGAGTTGGATCAAGTGTTGCTGGAACTGCAGGAACTACTAACACCGGTGGAGGTGGAGGTGGTTATGGTAAAAATCCTGGAACAGGATCTTCAGGCGGTTCAGGTATTGTAATTGTCCGTTATTCTGGTTCACAAACAGCCACTGGTGGATCATCAATTAGTCCTTCAGCTGCACCAGGTTATACTGTTCACACATTTACTGGACCAGGAACATTTACAACAAATTCAAATTATGGACTGTCTATAACAGGATATTCAGTAAATTAAAAATGCCAAAAATAAAATATACAACAGTCGCAAGTAATAAATCTTTCACACGACCAACAGGTTACTCCTATCCAGCTGGATTAACTGCTAATGCACCTTCCACGATAAACTATCTAGTAGTTGGTGGCGGAGGTTCTGGTGGCGGATCTAATAATCCAGGAACCAGTTTTGTTGGTGCTGGAGGTGGAGGCGCTGGCGGTTTATTAACTGGTACTGCTACATTACAAGCAGGTATTACATATACTGTTACGGTTGGAGCTGGTGCGCCTGCGCCATCATCGGGATATAACAACGGAACTAATGGATCAAATTCAGTATTAAGTGGAGGAGCTATATCTACTGTAACAGCTCTTGGTGGCGGTTACGGCGGAGCAAATAATGGAGTTCCAGCCTCTAATGCAGGAGGATCGGGGGCTTCAGGTGGTGGCGGATCAGGTGGTGGTCCTGGATCTTCTGGAGGTTCTGGTACACCTGGACAAGGCAACTCTGGAGGAAACGGATTTGGCCCTGGTGGAGGTAATGCTGCTGGTGGTGGTGGTGGCGCAGGTGGAACTGGTAGTAATGGATCTACATCTCCAGGATTGCCTGGTGGCGCTGGTGGCGCTGGAACTGCTTCATCTATTTCTGGAAGTTCAGTTACTTATGCTGGTGGTGGCGGTGGAGGTGCTGGAGGTCCAGCAGGGGGCGGTGCTGGAGGATCTAGTATTGGTGGTGCTGGCGGAGCTGCAAGTAATGGTAGTGCCGCAATTATAAACACAGGATCTGGTGGTGGAGGTGCATGTGGATATTCCGATTCACCAGCAGTGATTATACCATCTACTATTGTAGCCGGAGGCGCTGGGTCTTCAGGCGTGGTCATTGTATCTTATTCATCTCCTACAACTTTATTTACAGGTGGAACCGTAACAACATCTGGCGGTAATCAAATTCACACATTTACGGGTCCGGGTTCATTAGCTTCTCTTAATGCTTATTCAATTAATTAACAAATAATCCTTATAAATACATGTATCACTATTTTTAATGGGAGTAGAAACAAATGGCACATTTCGCTAAAGTAAATTCAGACAATATCGTAGTTGAAGTTCATGCAGTTGACAATTGGAACTGTGTTGACGGAGAAGGTAACGAATCAGAAGCAGCCGGCCGTGCATGGCAAGAAAGCGTATTCGGCGTTCAAGAAGGCATTCGTTGGATTCAAACATCATATAATCACAATATTCGTAAAAACTATGCTGGTATCGGCATGACATATGACGAAGGTCGTGACGCATTTATTCACCCAAAACCATATCCAAGTTGGGTATTAAATGAAACAACTTGCCGTTGGGAAGCACCAA